AGTATATTCTATCTAAGAGAGATGAGATGAAAACTACCAACTTTATCGATATCGCAAAGAACTCAGCAGTTAAGGATATGAGTAAGTACACATTTAAGAATCAAGCATTGGGTGAGTTTATGAAAGGAACACCAGCGCATGTTAAAGCAGCACTTACTTACAATCAGTTGTTAAAGTATTTTAAAGCACCTTACAAATATGAACCAATGAAAGATGGTGATAAGATTAAGTGGGTATATTTGAAAAACAATCCATTAGGATTGGACTCGGTGGGGTTGACGGGATATAACGACCCTAAACAGATTTTGGATTTGGTAAAACAATACATCGATTATGATTTGATTTGGCAAAAAGAATTAGAGAATAAGTTAGATGATTTCTATTCAGCGATGGGTTGGGAAAAGCCAAATCCGAACTTAGCTAAGGCATCACAATTTTTTGGATTTTAATTTGGATAATTCAAAAAGTTTTTGTATATTTGTAACAAATAATAAATTAATTAATAGTATCTTATGAAAAAAGCAAGTATTGAGAGTTTCATTAACCGATACAATCTCGGTGGTGAAGTAGAATCAGTAAAGATTACATCTTCTGATTCAGAAATGAAAGTAAGTTTTATCTCAGATGATAAGACTCTACTTGGTGAAGTTACTTCTAAAGAAGGTGATTTCCCAAATGGTGAGTTTGGTGTTTATACAACATCACAACTAAAAGCACTTTTAGGTGTTTTAGAATCTAACGTAGATGTAGATTCAACAGAATCTTATATTAAGTTTTCTGATAAGGGTACATCTGTAAACTATATGTTAGCAGATTTATCAGTTATTCCTGTTGTTCCAGATTTGAAAGCAGTTCCACCAATGAATGTTGAAATTACATTGGATGATGAGTTTACTTCTAAGTTCATCAAATCAAAAGGAGCATTGAGTGAATCAGACACATTCACATTTGAGTGTAACAACAACAATGGTAACATTATCTTAGGTTACTCTACAATCAACACAAATAGAATTTCTATGAAAGTGGATTGTAAGTGTGATGGGGATGTAGCACCTATTTCATTCTCAGCTAAGTACCTTAAAGAAATCCTAAACGCTAACAGAAATTCTAAATCTGCTACATTGAAGATTTCATCGCAAGGATTAGCACACATTCAATTTGAAACCGATAACATTACTTCTAAATATTACCTAGTAGAGATTAAATAATATGAATTTTTGGGATACAGAACCAGCAAAGCCAGTATTTGATTTCGATACTCAGAAGAGAGAGTTGATTGATAATATGGATTATCTTGCAAAGATGACCGTTGAAGAACAAACACTTTACAAAAAGTGGGTTGAGTTGCAAGAAGAATCTATGATTAAAAACAAATCTCAAATCGCTGAGTTATACGATACTCAATGGGCACCAACAGATATCAACAATTTGGAACAAACTATCAAAGAGATTGAGGAGTTAGAACCATATGTTGAAATTGTTGAGGATGCTAAGGATTCTACCAAATGGACTTATCTCAGAAAAATGATTCATACTATGGGATTCACCGCTAATCCTGGCCGTAACGTTAAGATTAATGTTAAGGATAGGACAAGTGGTAAACTCTTAGGACAAATCTCACTAGCTTCCGATGTTACATCGATGGCGGTTAGAGATAACTACATTGGATGGAATAAGGAAAATAAATTTAAAGAAGGAAAACTCAATCATACTACAATCGCATCAACAATTGTATGTACTCAACCATTAGGATATAATTTTTTGGGTGGTAAGTTAGTTGCTATGATGACTACGGTGCCAGAGATTAGAGAACTTTGGAAAGAGAAGTATGGCCAAACTCTTATAGCAGTTGGTACAACATCTCTATATGGAATACATTCTCAATACAACGGCATACCTCATTTCAAAACTTTAGGTGAATCCGCTGGTAAAATCTCTTTAAAACCAGATGATAAGTATTACGAACCTTGGCATCAATGGTTAAAAGAGAATCGTTCAGAATGGTACGCAACTGCTATCACAAATGAAAGAATTCGTAATGGTAAGAGTATGGGAGTCGCAAGTGGACCTGTAAGTGGTATCAAACAAAAGATTCTCGGACAGATATTCAAAGAATGTGGAATCAAACAATCAAGTTATCATCATGGATTCAAAAGGGGTGTATATCTCGCTATGATGTACGATAACGGACCTGAATTTCTCCGTTCAGAAATAGGTGAGGAACAATTAGTTATGAAAAAGAAGTTTGAAGAAGGTGTGGATTATATCAATAGATGGTGGAAAAAGAAAGCTATCAAACGATACACCAAACTACATTCTGAAGGTAGATTGAAACCAGAACATCTGTTCTACATAGATGCGATTGGTATGAGTTGGGAACAAATGAAAAGTAAATATTTAAAAGAAGTCGGAAGATAATGAACAATACAGAAAATACATTATGGGTTGAGAAGTACAGACCCGATACGTTAGAAGGATATGTTGGTAATGAACATATCTTAGAAAAAGTAAGAATCTATATAGAGAACGAAGATGTACCACATCTACTTTTATATGGACAAGCTGGTACGGGTAAAACCACATTGGCTAAAATCATTACAAATCAAATTGATTGTGATGTTATGTACATCAACGCATCTGATGAAAACTCAGTAGATGCAGTTAGGGATAAGATTAGAGGGTTCGCATCATCTATGGGTTTCCGTAAGTGGAAAGTTATTATCTTAGATGAATCTGATTATCTTACACCAAATGCACAAGCAGCACTTCGTAATCTGATGGAAACATTCTCTAAATCTACTCGTTTCATTTTAACGTGTAACTATGTAGAAAAAGTGATTGACCCGATTCAGAGTAGATGCCAAACATTCGGTATTACACCACCATCTAAAAAAGAAGTGGCTGTAAGGTTAAAAGATATTTTAGATACTGAGGGTGTTAAGTACGAAATGAGTGATTTGGCAATATTGGTAAATAGTGGATATCCTGATATTCGTAGAGTTCTAAACGCAGGGCAACGACAGGTTATCAAAGGTGAGTTGAAGATTGATAAAACATCAACGATTCAAGCTAACTATATGGATGAAGTATTAACTTTATTGAAATCCGATGGAAACGTAAAAGATATATTTACATCAATCAGAAAAGTTATCGCAGATTCTAAAGTAAAAGATTTTACACCATTCTACAGATTTATGTATGATAATGTAGATGATTACGCTAATGGTAAAGTGGGTAACACTATACTAAAGATTGCAGATGGGCAATACAAAGATGCATCAGTAGTTGATAAAGAAATTAACATTATGGCTATGATGTTAGAAATTATAATTGATATAAAAGGTTAAGTTATGAGTAAAAGAAAAGGAAAAGTAATCGGTATGGGTGGCCAACCACAACAACCACCTAAAGCACAAATGCAGTTAGACCCTACAAAATTACCTACAGTTGAATGTGGTAATTGTGGTAGTATCTTCTTTGAAGAAGTTACTATGTTTAAGGAAGTTCCTGCAGTTCAATCACCTACAGGTCAGAAATCAATGTTACCAATTCCAGTGGTACGTTGTACTGAATGTGGTGAAGTTCATGAAAAGTTTTTACCTAAAGAATTGTTACCATAAGTATGGCTAAGAAATCAACAAATACTGTTAAGGCTAAAACCATATTTCAACACCTAAGTGGTATAAAGGAGAAAAAGGAATCTTGGGAATCTCTTTCTGAGATGGATAAGAAATCTTTTACTCCTTTTATCATAAACAGATGGTTGAGTATGAATATGGGATTACTACCTATTATAAATGTACTACAGAAATACACCATTGGGTTGTTATCTGCTAGAGATGTTTACAAAGTGTATTTAGATTTCCTACCCAAACAAAAAACATTTGATAAGTACATCAAAGGTAATAAAGCAGGTAAATACAACAAAGAGTGTTTAGAATATCTATCCCAATGGTATGGAGTATCGCAGAGAGAGGTTATGGATTATTTAGAAATCCTATCAAAAGATGATGTGATAAACATTTTGATGAAATATGGTTTAACAGATAAAGAGGCTAAAAAGTTATTGAAATGAGCATACAATTAAAAATACCATTTCCAAATTATTCCTACGATGAAATGGATAACGGGTATTGGAACTATAGAATTATAAAAAGAGAACAATCATCAGGTGAAGTTACATATGGTATATATGAAGTATATTATGATTTAGAAGGTAATATGAGAGGGCATACTGAGACTCCAATAAGTGTTATTGGTGAAAGTATTGATGATTTAAAATTTGATATTGAGAACCT